GTTAGATTTTCAAATGATAAGGCTTTGAGTTCCTCCTTAACCAACATTCGTTATGTGACAATGTGCCTCATGGCTACTAGTGGCGATCTCCCTGGCATGTTGAAGAAATGTGTAGAACCCGCTCGCAAAATACTTTTCGTGTATTTCTGGCAAAATGTCTTAAAGAATATTCTTATTTGGCACGAGACGTCGGTGCTTAAGAGTGACATAAGAAAGCAAGCTCAAAATATTGCAGATGGGAAAGGAGAAAGACAGAGGACCTCAGTGTGTACATGCAAAAGATTGTTGTCAAAAGGATTTCATAATGGGTTTGAGGAAGTCATTAACGAGTTCTATATTGGACACACAGTCTCCAAAGAAATAAGAAGTCAATATCATGAGATGGTAAGAGCTCTGAACAAGCTTGTTGAAACATCGAACGACTACAAAAAGATTAGGCTGGAAGATGATTCTCTTGTTTTTGGTTACTCACTATTTGAGTCAGATGTGGATCATGCAAAAAAGGTGATCTCTTCGCCTGCCAAAAATACTCTTTCACTCAGAGCTGTCAATTTTGGATCTCTGTTGATTGAGAGAGAATTGCGCATGTCCAATGGGATGATGTCAGCAAGAGATCGGATCAAATTCAACCACACAATGACACCTATTGAGAATTTCGCTACTACTAAGAGTCAGGTGATGGAGAGATCGGAGAAAATGGTTGTAGCAGAAAGGAGAGAAAGCAAATCTTATTCGTCAAATAGATCAAAAGGCAACTTCAATTACTCTGACAAGCTGGTGGAGAAGATGAAAGAGGACACAACTATAGAGAATTCACGATACAGAAGAATGGGGGATGATGTGGTACCTGTGGCTGCCATGCGCTCCGATATAAAAAGCAAAGCAATAGGTGTCGTCATTCAGAAACTGATAGAAGATCAGGGAATGACATTGGAAGAGGTGGCTAACAAATGGTATGATCAGACTGCATCGAATTATTTCACGCTATTCCCGAAGCCTCAGATTGGAACACCAAGAGAGATAGCTATTCAGGATTTCATGACAAGGCTTGGTACCTGGATGTCTGAGAGGATAGCTGAAGAAATGAATATGGAATTAGAGTCAGAAACGTTGACAAATAAGAGGAAGTTCTTGAAGCAAAGTGAGTATGTGAAAGAAGCTCGACGAGACAACGTAATCACGAACAAGCCAGATACAACAGAATATTATGACTATGTTTACAACGATGAAGACAACACTCGTTGGGGACCTGGCATGCTTGTGGTGTCATTTACTCAGACAAATAGGAAATTTTTGGAAGAAATTGGGAGAGATGCATTCGATTTCCATTTGAACAACATGTTCCAAATGATGGCAAAAAAGATTGAGATCCTAAAGTTATCTATAGTAAGTGGGATAATAAGTTCGTTGTGGACAATACTCACCCCATGTATGATATGATCACTCAATTCAAAAGGGACGGATCCATCACTTTCAACACACCCGTGGGAATGATGCAAGGCATATTACATGAATCCTCATCATCCCTTGCAGTTGCTCGATCCAAATTCACCCAACATTTGTTGAATAAGAAATACAAAGGGATTTACACCATAAAGACTCAGGTAGGTTCTGATGATAAAATGGATGTGTTGAGGATTAAAGTGGACAGGAGGATTCCTGGAGATTACCAAAACAAAATAAGAATTTTCTTGGCAGTCAACAGATTGGTAGGCAAATTATTCAACATACGACGCTCAGAAGAGAAATCTGTCTGCTCTAAAAGAGTGGCAGAAATGAATTCCAATTTTATATTTGATGGAG